CATTTAACTGTGTGCGGTAATCAGGAATGGCAAAATCAAATTCATGTCTGGTGTCTACCAGGATCTTGTTTAGATCTTTGGGGCCGCTGGTCCTGATCACAGTCTTTCCTAGATTGTAGACTTCGTTGATCAAACACAATAACTCGTATTTGTTGATGTTTACTGAGTTGTTGACCACATGATATATGCCAACAACACTGGGACTGCGTACATATTGATCAATACATTTGGCCAACTGCAATGTGGTGATACCATTCCACCAAGCATTGTCCCATCCAGGCAGTGTAGTTTCTGGATTGTTTCTAACCCAATCAAGTAGGCCTGTGCCAGTTTTGAGTTCCGGACCGATAATACTCATACGAAATGTAACGTCTTTACTGTTGTCAACTTCGCCTAGACTTTTACTTCGACCATACACATTTGTTTCAGTGTGCGTGTGTTTTTCTTTGTAGTGACCTGTAGTACCGTCAAACACACAATCAGTGCTTAGATGAATCAGTCGAGTGCAAGTGTCTTTTAATCGGTATTCAATGTAGTGTGGAAACCATGAATTGATTACACTGGCTCGATCGGGTCGCTGTATGCACGGTTGCACCAACAGGCCAATACAGTTTACAACAAAGTCAGTGTCAAGTTGATCAAAAAACGCCATAACTGAGATTGGATTTTCAACATCCAGTCTGGTTCGATCCACTGCATCAACTTCATGCCCTTGCTGACCAAGATAACTGGCCACAACATGTCCGGCCATGCCGTTGGCACCCAGCACTGTTATTCGCATAAGAATCCGCCTTTGATCAACATGTCTTTGATTTGATCACAGTTCATTAATACTGTGCGTGAACTAAACTCAAGATAAGGAAACACTGGTAATTTTTTATATTGGTCCTCGAGTTCCTGAGAACATTTGGTAGGCAGTATCACATAGTAATTTTCATCAAAGCAATAACTCAATAGTGCTTCGTGTTTACTGATCAACATCTCATCTAGTTTCTCGCCTGGCTTGCTACCAATTTCTTTTATGTCTACAGTACCATACTCATCCATCAGCACCCGGGCCACATCACGGATGTAACAAGCCGGCATGTTCATGACAAATGTTTCGCCACCGATGCTGGCTTCTGCGGCCTTGAACAACAACATGATGGCTTCTTCCAGGGTCAAGAAGAAACGAGTCATTTCTAAATCTGTAATAGTAATAGGCCCACCAGATTGGATTTGTTCAATAAAGTACGGAATCACGCTGCCATTAGAACCCATAACATTACCCCCACGAATACAAACAAATTTTGTGTGTGAACTTAGATCATTACCTTGTATGATTAACTTTTCGCCTACACTTTTGGTCATGCCATACAAGTTCAACGGCTCAACTGCTTTGTCTGTTGAAACATCGATTACTTTGGCAACATGATTTTCTATTGCGGCATTAACAATATTGGTAGTGCCTGTGATATTTGTTTTGATTGCCTCTTGTGGGTGGTCCTCACAGATGGGCACATGTTTGAGTGCAGCCAAATGGAATATGACATCAACATCTTTGGTCGCAAATCGCACACTTTCGTAGTCACGTACATCTCCAATGACAAACTTTAGTCGTGGATCATGAAACCGTCGTTGCATTAATACCTGTTGAAGTTCGCCACGACTAAAACAAATAATTTCTTTTGGATTGTAGTTTTTGAGTAACATGCCTACCAGTGTTTGCCCCCAACTACCGGTGGCACCACTGATGAATATGCGTTTGTTATTGAACATTTTGATCTTTCTTTATATGCAACACAGTTAATCCATGAATTTTTCTATGCTTTGGAACAGGCTTAGTGCGTGATATCTTGCTGGTACCGCCTAATCGTTTAATTAATTTAGTCATGAATTCGTCACTGCGGCACAAGTGACCAGCGGTGGCCCAGGCCGGGTCAAACTCGACTCCATCATCTTCAATGCCATTGGCCCAAACATATTCTACAGCAAACGTACCTGTGGGCCTAAGACTACGAATAGCATGCTCAAGCTCGGTTGTCAATGGTTCGGTAGGAACATGCTGTACCACATTGTGACAAATAATCAAATCAAAGTAATCAGAGGGCAATGATCCGACGTCATTGATATGATATACCGATTCGCAAAAAGGTCTGACACGATCCAATGCAGTTTTGCTAATATCTAACACACTGACATTGGCTATCTTTGAGAATCCTTGGGTCACATATCCTAGCCCGCACCCAATTTCTAACACACGTATGTCAGGAACCAACAAGTCTCGAACATTCAAAAAGTCTACAGTATCATCAAACGCACATCCTGACAAAGTTCTCACGTTATCAATTTCGTGTTGTTGCTCCCAAAATTTTCGATTGTGGTCCATTTACATCTTTCCCATTATGATATTCACAACCACATCACTTACATTGACTCTGGTGTACTCTTCTGGCACAGTCCACGAACCCAGTGTCAGTGCCTGCTGGTAACCTGCTACAATGTCCGCAGTCTCGAGACTGGTCACAATATTTGATCCGCACATGACAGTTTCCGGCCGTTCTGTGGTTGCTCTTATAGTTATTGTGGGTTTTTGGAACAGGCACATTTCCTCCTGTACTGTTCCAGAATCGCTGATGGCCAATCTGCTGTTGCTTTCTAAATTTGCCCAATCAAAAAAGCCCATGGGTTTGGAAACAATAATACGGCTGTTTAATTTTCTAGTCATACGTTGTTCAGTCTTGGGATGACAACTAAACACAATAGGCAAGTCTTGACTGATTGTTTCAAATGCTTCTAGTATATTTGCCAGGCGAACAGGATTGTCTACATTTTCGGCCCGGTGAGCAGTGGCCACAATGTATTGATGTGGCACAAGTTCTAGCCGTTCAAGAATTGTGCTGTGCTGTATTCTGTCACTGTAGTAGTCTAACACTTCTTTGATGGGATTTCCTGTGACAAAGATTTTGTTGTTTGGCAAGCCTTCACGTAGCAAGTTTTCTCTACTGTAGCCAGTGTAAGGTAAGTTGATAGATGAAATATGATCAATCACTCGGCGATTTTTTTCTTCCGGCACCGTTAGATCATAACATCGGTTGCCTGCTTCCATGTGATATACAGGAATACCCATGCGTTCACACACCACTGCTGCCAGTCCAGAGTTGGTGTCGCCCAGCACCAGAACTGCATCTGGCTGAAATTCTTTACAATACTTTTCTACACCCACAAATGTTGCAGCCAGTTGTTCGCCAATGGTTCCGCGACTAGACAGCACCACATCTGGTCTACGCAGTGCTAATTCTTCAAAAAAGATGTCATTCAGTGTGGGATCATAGTTTTGTCCTGTGTGCAACACACGATGATCAGCTGATTGATCCAGCTTGGGTATTACTCGACTGAGTCTAATTATTTCTGGCCTAGTGCCCAGGATTGTCAACACTTTACGCTTCATAATATCCTATATAGTAATTGTCAAATCCCTGAATTGTGACACGATTAAACTCTGCAAAATCTTCTGGTATCCACAGACTCTTGTGTAGATCATATTCGTTGCCGTGACACCACAGTTCTGGATTGTTCACATTCTCATGATTTTCTGTCCAAATTTTTTCCATTGGAGTGAGTAAAAACACACGCCGGTTGGTTATTTGTTTGACCTGTTCTATTAGACTCAAGCCAGCCGGCTTGTCCAGGTGCTCAATAAAGTCCAGCATGAGAACATAATCCCACCGATCCGGAGTGATGTCTCGAAGTGGCGTAGTTTCCAAATTGGCCACAATGTCTGGTTCAACCCAGGCCCAGGCGTCAACTGTGAGTATGCGATTGCATTGTTCTCGCAGTGTATCGCTGTACATTTTTGGGCCGCATCCCAAATCTAATAGACTTGATCCTGTGGCAATTTCTGCTTGGAGATATGCGACTAAATTGTCATTGCTGAATGCTCGTTTTCCTTTTACTTTGTGTTTCATAGTTTTTCCTGTATTGTCCGAGCCAAGAAGTGTGTGTAATCAATTAGTGTTTCTGGCTGTAAATTATTTTCAAATTCTTGAGATTGAGGATGTCCGCCAAACCAGTGATAGCCAATTACTCGAGAGTTAATCAATTTCTTTTGCGTATCAACAGTGATAGGTTGATAAAATTGATCAATGGTTTTGCTAGTGATCGAGTACACACCTTTTTTGTTTAAAAATATAAAACAATGTTGGGGGAACTGTTGTCTAAAACTTTCAAAACTTTCAAAACGGCCATTGATTAGATCACTGCCCATGCATTGATAAACTGTGGGATTGTAGTTCTTCAGTGCTAATTCGCTTGTGTGTTTGTAAAAGGCATTGTTTGCTGATCCCAGTATAAATCCCACTGTGTGTTTGTTTGGGGGCATCAATGGACATAGTGCAGTATCAACTGTCGAATTTTCTGCTGAATTTTCTGCAAGATTATTCATAGACCGAATATACAAGATGTCAATGTCAGACCATAACCCACCTTGAGTAGCCAATAACCGCCATCTTAGAAAATCAGACTTGTGTACTTCGTGTGCTTGGTTAGTAAACCCATAACTGTCAAAGTCATGAGCAACAACATCAACATCCAACTCAACTAATTGTGTACGAAAATCTTGAGAGATGTTGTTGTTCCAATCAGCCGGAGCAACACTATCAACACTTGGAACATGAACTTGTACTTGCCAGTCTGGATTTTGTTTTTTGAAACTGGCCACAGACAAAAATCTAAGATACGAAAGAGCTCCACCGCCCCAATAAAAATGTGCTATTTTAGGAATTTTAGTTAAATGCCACATATATCAATTTTGTTATCTGCTCGAACTTGAAGGTTATCTTTGATACTTGCCCACAGTTCTCTATTGTTCATGGTCACAGGAGGATTATGTGGATTATTATAGGTCTTTCTATGATACTGATGCACTACCCAAGGATCTTCTACAAATTTTAGTTCTAGCCCCAGTGCCTTGATGCGATAGATTAGTTCTACATCATCCATATCTTGTCCTTGTGCAAATCTTTCGTCAAACCCATTTAGTTTGATCAAATTTTCTCTAGTGATGGCTGTGGTAAAATGATAAGCATATGGACGTTCGACCACGTGGTTGTACCAACGAGATTTTTTCTCAGTAAACATAGGCAATGGCTCACCTGACTGCATGACTCTGGTCTCAGCCTTGGTGGCAGCGTAGCAGTGGAATGTAAGATAATTTTCGTTGGTTAAATTATCCTTGGTGTATTGTAATACATCGCCCATGTGGCAACATTCAGGATTTTGAATAATGATTGTATCGCCACGACAGGCACGAAATGCAGTGTTATATGGCACACATGGATTGCAATAGTCCTTGTGATCTCGGCCATCTGACATGCGTATGACTTTGATCGCCAAGTGTGGAAATTCTTTTTGTATATTGTGCAACTGTTCGCCAGGGTCACAAAAATCCTCGGCAATGACAATTTCTACATCTTTAATTTGACTTTGACCAATGGTTTTAAGAGTGTATCTTAACTGGGTCAGACGGTTAAAATAACTCATCACAATTGATATCATTGGTATTTTCCTTGTTCTTGTTTGAATACGTCAAGTTCTTTGCGTTTGCCTTTGGCTGACCATATGGCGCTTTCAGTTCGCATAGCCCAATCAATATAACTCATGGGCAATAGACCTTTGTGGTATTTTGGCACCAGTTGATCTAGTAAAACTTGATCTAAAAACCAATATAGATCGTGTTTACCGATACTGGCACGTAAACTGTTTGCGTACTCTTGTAGGAATTCATGTGCGCCCACAGTGCCATTGAACAACACAGCACCAGCCAAATGGGTGCCATCTTTGGGTTTTTCGTAAAGATAAAAATCTTTAGTGCCCAGTTGATCATTGAATTGCCCACGAACCAATCCGTCGACGTCGATGCTCAAGCATCGTTGTCCTGGTTGTAGTAATTCAGCCAGTCTGACAAATCTAGTACAGGCATAATAAGTCTGACGAATCAGTATAGATAGGTCTTGTCGGCCACGTGTTTGTCCTTTTTTAAACATTTGTCTCTGACGATCGTTTTCAAATTGGGTTCTGGTCATCCAGTAGTCAGTTGCATGCTGAAACTCGCCCTCACTGGGCTGTTCATAAGTGCAAGTCACACCTGTGCGGGTTTGACAAAAATCAATCTGATCGGGTCTAGGATTGTATATGTGTATGTGTACTCCGTATTCTGGAGTGTTGGCCAGTATACTGTTGATCAACGGCCGGGCATGCAGGTCAAAATACACTGAGTCTGCGGCAGCATAGATAAAAAATTTATTTTGATTTAACGTTCCGTTAAGTTGGGGCAATATCATAGTCAGATATTTAGTGAGGAGAAACACAGCCTATAACTAATACTATGAGAGTAAGTATTTTTGATCAGTATGGTGCGCTTAATAGTCCGCCGGTTTTTGCGGCCGTACGTGCAGGGCTTGACAGTCTTGGCATCAAACACAACAACATGGACAGTTCAGCAGATGTTGCTGTTATCTGGAGCCAACTGTGGCACGGTAGAATGAAAAACAATCAAGGGGTATGGGACGCATTCCGTAATAGCAATCGTCCTGTTATTGTGGTAGAGGTGGGCATGTTGCGCCGAGGCAGCACATGGAAGTTAGGACTCAACGGAACCGGTAACAATGCATGCTATGGCCAAGATTTAATTCCAGGAAGGGCCGCAAAACTTAGATTAGATACAAAACCCTGGACCAATGCTGGTTACAATATTGTGATTGCCGCACAACGATCAGACAGTCAACAGTGGGCAGGACAGCCACCTACTGTGGCTTGGTTAACAGAAACTGCCAATGCCATTAGAAAACACACTGACAGACCTATTGTTATACGGCCGCATCCTAGACAGCGTATCAGTGATATTCCTGGTTGTGTCATTGAGATGCCGCGGCCCATCCAAGGAACATATGACAGTTTTGATTATGAACGGTGCTTGTCAACAGCATGGGCCGTGGTCAATCACAACAGCGGGCCTGGTGCACAGGCTGTGTTATATGGAGTGCCGGCGTTTGTACATGCTAGTAGTTTGGCTGCACCTGTTGGCAATACAGATTTGTCCACAATCAACAATCCGGCAAAGCCAGACCGAACTGCATGGCTAGAGCGACTAGCACACACAGAATGGTACACAGAGGAAATTGCCTCAGGATTGCCGCTTCGACGATTATTGTTGACCTAACCAAGACAAACTCTTGTCAATCCAGGCCAGTACAAGATCTTGTTGTCTTACATGCCCGTAGCGATTTATACTTCCTACCGCAGTTTCCGGTAGTAAGTTTTTATCTGCCAACTCATACCATGTAGTGGTCTTTGGATCCATTGGAGCATGATTGCTCTTATAAGCAATCACATGTATAAACTCATCGTCTGGGTGTTTTAAAAAGAACCCTGAATTACAATCCCAGCCATTGACGGCCAGCATGTGCATTAAACTAACCACAGTGTGATGATAATAACATCCAGTTGGTTGCACAAATGCCAGTTGACGTATATCCATGTTGGTGGTTTGCGGAACTGCCATGATCAACATGCCGCCCGGTTCAGCAATGGTGTTCCACTTGGCCAATGTTGCCAGTGGATTGATACAGTATTGAAATGCATCATGACACCATAGCACATCAAACTTTGATTTGCCAGGCAGATTTTCTGTATTTTCAAAATCTATTTTTTGATACACAATGTTAGAATGTTTTTTAACCACAGCAGGTGTAGGAACTGTGTCTATGCCTGTGCAACGAATATTCAACGGTATTGGAGCATCGTCTCTGGTTGTTCTAGTTGCCCACCATTCTAGATCTTGTCCTGCACCACATCCTAAGTCAACCAGTGTGCCAATGCTTTCCATAAAGTCATCGTACTCAAACAAGGTATTGAGTGTTTGTAAACTGTGTGCATGACTTTCGTCATTGTTTCTGAATGTCATAACTGTATGTCTTCCATGCCGGCTGCTCGCAGTCTAACCACATGTCCCAACATGAAGTTTTTACTTTCCATTGCTTTCATAATGCCCAAAAATCGATTGCGTAGTAGTGCAACTTCGTTGATAATGGTTTCAAAATCAATTACTTCATCTTCGCCGTCCACATACTTTTCAGCATCACGACTGGTCAATGCGCGAGCATAGCCTTCTAAATACTTTTGAAAATGCCTACGGCGAATCTTGCGCAGTTGTATGTTAAGGAAGTTCAGCACTGCTTCAATCTCCTGTAATTGATTAAATCGATGCTCGGTCATGCCCGGTAGTGCTGTGATATTTCGTTCAACCAAGCCGCCAATGGCACAGTCACGTCTTGCAGAAACAAGTTCATTTTCGTAATGAGCAATGAAGTCTGGGATTTCTCCCAGATTGGCAGTGACACGGTTATACCACATAGGTCAGCTTAGTCTTCGTATTCAGAATCCAGATCATCTTCATCTTCGTACTCTTCCTCTTCGGGTTCGTCGTCAAGATCTCGGATGTAGGCTGCCAGTGCTGTTTTAACATCCGTGTCGCCTTTGAATGCTGTGCGGATATCGTCAGGGTCACAGTCGTTATCCACTAGCACAGATACTAATACTTCAGCGGCTTCAGTGCGATCCACTGTGTTAACATACCGTTTAAGTTCATTCCAAATTTCGCTTGCTAAATCCACTGCCATTTTATTCCTCCACTGTGGTGTCGTCTATTGCTGTTTTTTCTTCTTTCTGGTTGGCAAAGTCTGCCATCAGCTTGTCTAAACAGCCGTTTTCATTTGCTTCCCATTTTTTACGGAACTGTTTGATCACTTCGCCATCACTGGTGACAAATACCAAACTGTTGCCTTCTTTCTTGAGAATGTTTTTCTTTTCTGCCAAGTCAACCAGACCCGAATGTGGACTCATACCAGTTGAGTAAGGAATCTTAACCTGCATTCCTTCGAAAGGTTTAGCATAGCGTGTTTTCATCACTTTACAACCAGCACGGATGCCGTTGACTTCGCTTACCTTGTTGCCATCTTCATCTTCTTTTAACTTCATCTTCTTCATGGCTACAACAATACTTGATGCATAGATGAAGCCTTGTCCACCGGAGATCTTGTCATCTGGGTCAAACATGTCTTGGCTTGCGTATGTATGATTGGTAGCAACCAATCCAACGTTGTAACTACCAAACATGTTAACAGAATTACGAACCAGCGAGGTAAGGGCTTTGGGTTTGCGACCCATGTCACCTTTCATATCACCTGCTTCAAATTGATTAACGTCTGTGGGAGTCAACAACATGCCTAATGAGTCAATTACCCAGAGAACTTTCATACGTTCTTCTTCGGGCAGGGCTTTATAGTCAATCATAAACGTTGAAATTGCTTTGGCAACGTCATCAATCATGCTCATGTTGAGTTTAAGCAATTTTGCTGGGCTTGTGTCTACACCTAATGCGTGTAGCCATGATTCATCAAGTGCATTTTCTGTATCGACTAAAATAACAAAGATGCCTTGTTCTTGTGCGTTCTTCACAATGTTGCCTGAGCAGATGTAACTTTTGCCTGCACCAGACTCGCCAGCAAACACAGTTACCTTGCCCAACGGAATACCTTTGTTGAAGTCTCCAGAGATCAGATAGTTTAGGGCATAGTTGCCTGTGCCAATCCAGTCAGTTGGATCGTTAAATCCGATACTCAAGCCTTGAATGCTTTTGGTAATGTCCTTGCGGAACTTACTGATATCGAAGGGTTTAGCCATATGTTTCCTTTAAATGTTTGTTTTTAATTATGAGAGGACACAAGGGAGGTCATCCCTTGTGTAAGTGCTACATTACTTCTGTTGACGTGCTCGGATCATGGCCAAAATGTCTTCGGCTTTCTGAGTTGGTGCTGAGGCAGCAGGTGCTGTGACTGGTGCTGTGGCCACAGGTGGCTCGTCATCGTCAAAGTCCGACACAGCCGCAGGCACTGCCTTTGTAGCAGGTGCACTGGCTGGTGTAGACTCTGCGGTGCCTGCTGGTGCAGATACACCTGCTGGACGGAAGTAAGCACCCCAACGCTCTGTGTCATATGCTTGACCATCTACACTTGCTTCAAACATTTCTTTCATGACTTT